CACATGAATAGAGAACAAGTACAGAAACAATTAGCAGTAGACGAAGGGATAGTACACGAAGTATACCTTGATCATTTAGGCTATGCCACATTCGGCATCGGGCACTTAATTACGGATAAAGATCCAGAGCAAGAGTATACAGTAGGTACTCCTATCAGCGAAGAAAGAGTAACAGAAGCTTTTCAAGCTGATCTCGATATTTCTATTGGGGAATGTAAAGTTCTCTTTGACCTGTGGGATACTTACCCAGGGGAAGTCCAAGAGATACTCGTCAATATGATGTTTAATCTTGGTCGTCCTCGACTTAGTAAGTTCAAAAACTTCAAGAAAGCTGTCGATTCAGGTGACTGGGCCAAAGCTGGTATTGAAGGAAGAGACTCCTTATGGTGGAAACAAGTAGGTAATAGAGCTGAAAGGCTTATGGTGAGAATAGAAAGTGTCTAAACTTTTGATGGGAATTATAGCAGCGATGGGTAGTGCAGGTTTTCTGTACTACCAATTCGCTGTTGTACCCATGCAAAATAAACTAGAAGAACAAACGGCAGTAATCCTAGCCCAAGACCTGCGAGATCAAGAGCAGAAGGCTACAATTATCGCAATTCAAGAAAACATGGAGAAGACTACCAAAGCTATGGGGGAACTCCAAGTTAAAAATCAACAGTATGAAACGCAGATGTCAGACTACCTCGACATATTTCGTAGGCATAACATCGCTCAATTAGCTAGTGCAAAACCAGGACTAATACAGAAGCGAGCAAACAAAGCCACTAAGGAGGTCTTCGATGAAATTGAAGATATTAGCAAGCGCATTAATTCTCTCAACGATTAGTGGCTGTAGTTTATTACAGCAACCCCCTCGTGAAGTAGAGATTATAAGCAAACCGATAGAGATTATAATCACACAACCTATCATGCCACGACCCCTGAATCTCAAGGAGCCAAACTGGTATGTAGTATCCGATACTAAAATAGCCAATAAAGATGGAGCATACCCCGAAGGCTATACTTATTTCGATAAATTTGTGGATGATATTAAAAAGCAGCATGGAGGGGATTTAGTCTTCATCGCAATGAGTGTGGCAGATTATGAGCTTATGTCGTACAACACACAAGAGCTAAAGAGATATATTAGCCAGCTAGGAGAAGTAATCGTTTACTACAAAGATGTGACCACTCCTACAGAGACAACAGATGGCGTACAGTGATAAAGTACTAGACCACTACGAGAACCCACGCAATGTGGGTATTCTTGATGCTGCTGCAAAAAACGTAGGCACAGGTATGGTAGGAGCACCTGCCTGTGGAGACGTAATGCGCCTGCAGATACAAGTAAATGATCAAGATATAATTACTGATGCAAAGTTCAAGACCTACGGGTGCGGATCGGCTATAGCATCCAGTTCACTTTTGACCGAGTGGGTGAAGGGTAAGCACATGGATGAAGCATACAAAATTAAAAATACAGATCTAGCCACAGAGCTGGCTCTTCCTCCTGTAAAAATTCACTGTTCGGTTCTTGCCGAAGATGCAATCAAAACAGCCATACGTGACTTAAAGTCAAAAAGATGATAGAGGTAACAAATGAAGCGATTCATCAAGCAACTCGAAAGCTGCTTAAACAAGGCCGAGACTCCCTACGAGTCGGTTTGGAGCCTTCTGGTTGTGCTGGGTATAGTTATATTCTCGAGTATTATAATGGTAACGATACTGAGTATCATACACAGTTTAAGTTTGACGACTTAACTATTTATATAGACCATAAGTCTTTACCCCTGCTTACAGGCATGACCTTAGATTATGTATACGAAGGTCTCAACGAAGGTTTTAAGTTCATAAACCCGAACCTCACTACTGAATGTGGGTGTGGTGAATCTGTAAATGCTTAAAATAGTTCTTGACAAGATACCCGAACTCTAGTATAATACATATTCAATTTCAGAGAGTACCACATGAATTTATTCTATTTAGACGAAGATCTCGATAAGTGTGCAGAGTTTCATGTTGATAAACACGTCAACAAAATGATACTCGAAGCCGCACAGCTCATCAATACAAACCTCTGGATAGATCATCTATTCGGGTTTGTTCCTCGTGCTATTACTAAAGAAGAGAATGCTATTCTACAGACTACTCGTAAGCAACAGAAAGAACTTCCTATGGAAGATCGTATCTTTCCGTATCTGCCTACTATGCAAAACCATCCTAGTTGTGTGTGGGTGCGTTCTTCACTAGAAAATTACTTCTGGACTAACTGTTACGCCTTTGCTCTCGGTAGCGAAGCACACTATCGTTATGGTAGTAATCACAAAAGTCTCGCAATGCTTTATGCCTTGCCAGAACCTAAACATATGGAAGACCACGGCTTCACTAAGTTTGCCTTGGCAATGACAGAGGAACTAAAAGACGATGATAACCCTATACAGTCTTATCGCAATTTCTATATGCTCGACAAAGCTACGTTTGCTTCGTGGAAGTATAGAGACAAACCACACTGGTGGGACGAAGAACTAGCCGACTATGACAACAGAATCTCAGGACAATAAAATGACAGTAAGATTAATATCAGCATCGCACGACAACTTATTAGAAGATATCGCAATGATGGCTAGAGTATCAAACCCTAGTAATCAGTATAATACTGAAACTTCAGAGAAATTAGTACGGTATCTAATTAAACACAACCACTGGTCACCTTTTGAGATGGCTAGTATTACTCTGGAAATTAATACTACACGAGATATAGCGCATCAAATCGTTCGTCACCGTAGTTTTGCTTTTCAAGAGTTTAGCCAACGCTATGCCGACCCTGCGGCAATGGGATATCCTTTTGAGCTAAGAGAATGTCGAATGCAGGATGAAGCAAACAGACAGAACAGTGTTGAAACTACAGATCATACTCTAACTGCAAAGTGGATACTTACGCAGAAAAGAGTTATAGCAGCAGCTGAAGGAGCGTATAACTGGGCTATTGAGAATGGCATTGCTAAAGAGCAAGCCAGAGCAGTACTCCCAGAAGGCTTAACAAAGACTCGTCTTTATATGTCAGGAACTGTAAGGTCGTGGATTCATTACATTGACGTAAGAACTACGCCAGGTACACAGAAAGAACATATGGATGTTGCACGAGAGTGCGCGTACACAATTAATAAGTTCTTTCCTATGATTAAGGACTTTGTACATGGAGATTAAAGACTTAAAAGGCTTTATCAATGTAGCTCCTAGCGGAGAGCTTCCAAAGTGGGAGGCTCCAGGCAAAAAATTTGATAGTGAGAAACCTAAGATGTACCTTCTGCCTCCGAAAGCTACGGTCGAAGTAGCAAAGGTACTGACTTTTGGTGCCTCTAAGTACGACGAAGAGAACTGGCGAAAGCTAGAGGATGCCCAGAAAAGATACAGCGGCGGTGCACTTCGGCACATATTCTCCCATCTGGATGGAGAGCTAGAAGATCCAGAAACAAATTTGTCGCATTTAGCACACGCTATTTGCTGTTTAATGTTTAAATTAGAATTGGAGTTAGAGACTGATGGCGAAGCGCGTAAAGAAGAAGAGCTACGAAAACTTATCGAAGGCGAACATCGAGAAAGTTATAGCCCTATTGAACCCCACAGACACCCTTACAGAGAAACCGATTTCTAAGAAAGAAGCGTGTGACATTCTTAATATTGCCTATAATACTACTAGGCTAAGTAATATCATAGAAGAATATAATGACCAAAAAGAGTATACTAAAAACCGTAAAGCAGGTCTTCGTGGCCGCCCAGCAACTGATGCAGAAATCTGTGAAACGTGCGAGAGCTTCCTCGGAGGAGATACTATATCAGATATTTCTAAACGACTCTTTCGTTCAGCAGGGTTTGTACGCGGAATTCTTGAAAGAGTTGGAGTCCCAGCGAGACCCAACAACAAAGAAGAAAGACTAACTCCTCATTATTTCCCCGATGAGTGCGTAGCTGAAGACTTTAAAATGGGAGAAGTAGCGTGGTCGTCAACCTACCACAGCACAGTCATAGTTAAAGAACGACTAGACTCAGAATGGTTGGCAAGTAAGAAAGGCATGACACAGTTTGACTATGAAGGCAAGTACGGCTGTCCATGTTACGCTGTGTATATAGTTCAGAAAGTAGACAGCGAAGATACTTTCTTTTCTAGTGTACAATCTGGTGGTTTTAGTGCGTATGCTCCTGCATATGAATTAGGAACACTACAACATTTGAAAAAATATGGTGTGAATTTGGAGAGGTTGTAAAAAATATTTCTTGACGCATAGCTTAAAATTGCGTATAATATCTTTTCAAATCAAGGAGAATAACATTGGGTGACCGATTCTATACTCAGCAACTACAAGCACTGGGCGACTGCCCAGGTAATAAAAACCCTAACAGAAGGACACGAAAAGTGGCTTGGGACGACGATAAGAAAGCACAGGCAGTAAACCTGTATGAAGAAGCACAACCAACTCCAGAGACTAGCATGGAGATTGTTAAAGATATTGCAGACGAATTAGACGAGTCACCTAACGGTGTTCGTATGATCTTAACAAAAGCTGGCGTTTATGTTAAGAAAACCCCTGCCGCTAAATCCAGTGGTGGAGCTACAGGTGGAGGGGCTTCAGGTACTCGCGTATCTAAAGCTGCCGCAGCTGAGGCGCTCATAGCAGCACTCAGTGATGCCGGACAGCCTGTAGATGAAGAGATTATTGCCAAACTTACTGGCAAAGCCTCACAATACTTTACTTCAATAATCACAGCGATTAACGAAGCCTAAGTAATCCACACCCTACTAGATTCGTCTAGTGGGGTGTTTTTATATCTACTATAAATAACCTTGCAGTAAGTATACTCACAATAATGATTGCTGAAATACTACCAAGGAGCTATAGTGAAAAAGCAAGAACTGGCACAGTTAGTGCACAATTATGGAGACGCTGTTATTACATATCGTAGCGAGCACTCCAAGAAACTAAAGTACAATGTTTGTACCTTAGACTTTTCTACTCCCTACATTCAAAAGAAGAAGAATAGGGCAAAAGAAACGGATGACACCCTTCTTTTCTTCTGTTGGGATACCGACTCATATCGACTACTCAGACCTGCTAATGTGTCTAGTGTTGTACCGCTGTCTTCTATTCTCAAAAATGAGGGAAGATAATGGAACTTCATCAGGCTCCTGAAGCGTATTCTCGTGTAATTCACTATGACGAAGTTAAAGAAGTGCAAGTACGACTTACTATTAATACCTTTAGAGGTATTGAGTACTTGCATCTACGTAAATATTATATGGACTTTGAGGAAGAGTGGAAACCTACGCCTGAGGGTGTAGCAATGCCGCTTGATCTTACCAACTCCAGAGAACTCTTCATGGGTCTAGTAGAGATACTGTCACTAGCAGAGTCAAAAGAGATGGTAGAAGAACATTTTTCAGATCTTATACAGGATCTCTATAAATAGTTCTTGACAAGTTTGTTAAAGTCCCGTATAATATACTTTCTTATTTAGGGGAATTACATGCAAGCATTTTTAGACAGAGCGAGTACTATGTACTACGAAGGTTATCCTCTCATTTCTGATGAAGAGTTTGATCTTTTAGCGTCTAAGCATAACTACAATAAAGTGGGATACACTGTTACGGATGCGGTTTCGCATACTTATCAAATGTACTCATTGCAGAAATGCTTCGATCTGGACAAAGCTCCTCTTGATATATCTGCTTGCACACGTACTCCTAAACTAGATGGAGCGGCAGTATCTTTGTTATATGTAAACGGCTTCCTAGAGTTAGCTTTAACTCGTGGAGACGGTATACAAGGCAGAGATATTACGGATAAGATGGCACAGCTTGTTCCCAATTATATTGGTGACAAACGTGTAATCCAAATAACGGGGGAAGTTGTTGCCCCTAGTAGTATTCCGAACTCTCGCAATTTCGCTGCGGGTTCACTCGGATTAAAAGGTTTGTCAGGACTCGATGAGTTCACTACACGCCCTTTAGTATTCGTTGCCTATGATGCGACACCTGAATTAGACACTATGTATGAAGCTGCCCTCGGTATCTTATACAAATGGGGTTTTAATACAGTTGATCGTTTCGATACTACAGATTACCCTACCGATGGACTTGTCTATCGACTCAGTGATAATCTAACGTATCTACAACTAGGACATACTTCTAAACACCCTCGTGGTGCCTTCGCTCTTAAAGAACAGGCACAGGGAGTGGCAACAACACTTATTGATGTAGTATGGCAACTCGGTAAGAGTGGCGTAGTCAGTCCAGTAGCGATCCTAGATCCTATTAACATTGGCGGAGCAACTGTTTCGAGAGCCACTCTACACAATATTGAGTACATACGAGACCTAAACCTAGAAATAGGTTGTAGAGTAGAAGTGATACGATCAGGGGAAATCATTCCCAGGATTGTGAGACGTATTGAAAAATAGTTCTTGACAGAAAGCTCAAAGTTACGTATAATACTTATTCAATTTCAGAGGAATACAAATGACCAAAATCGAAGCCCCAATAAACTGCCCCAGCTGTAGTTCGGTGTTAGACGAGGTCAATTACCTTCTGTATTGTAAGAATCCGCATTGCGGAGAGAAAGTTCTTAAACTCATCGAACACTTTGCCAAGACTCTAAAGATCAAAGGACTCGGGCCTGCTACTGTATTGAAGATGGAGATTATGTCCCTTGAGGAATTGTACTCTTTATCTACAAAAGAAATAGTTGCTCGGATTGGATCTGAAAGACTCGCGGTAAAGCTAGTAGATGAACTAGAACGATCAAAGAATGCCCCACTGAACATACTGTTACCTGCTTTTAGTATACCTCTTATTGGCAAAACTGCCTCGGAAAAGCTTTCCAAAGTCTGCATTGATATTGAAGAAATAGACTACGAAACATGCCGAGACGCAGGGCTAGGCGAGAAATCTACAGCTAACTTATTGAAGTGGATTGATGAAGAGTTTTACCAAGTATCTTTGCTACCCTTTAGTTTTAAGTTTGTACAGGCAGAAGCCAAACCTATTAATACCTCAGTTAATACTGTGTGTATCACAGGTAAGTTGCTAAGCTACAAAACTAAAGCAGAAGCGCACGCCGCTTTGGAAGCTGTAGGGCTTAATGTAAAATCTAGTTTGACTAAGGGTGTAACTATCCTAGTAAACGAAAGTGGTATTGAATCCGCAAAAACTAAGAAAGCCAGAGAAGCTGGCATTCAAATTGTAACTAACCTCAAAACTCTCACTGGAGAATAAAAAACATGGCACTACCTAAGTGGAATGACGAGCGTACTACCGCTCTAACTGATTTTATCGGTGGCGAAAGCCCCGTCTCTCAAGCTACTGTTGCACAAGCAGCTGACCAGCTTGAAACCTCTACTCGATCTATCTCAAGCAAATTGCGAAAGATGGGCTTCGACGTAGAACTGGCTTCTGCCAGCGCAACTCGTGCGTTTAGCGACTCACAAGAAGCAACTCTTGCTGCTTTTGTCTCAGACAATAGCGGAGACTACACTTATGCAGAGATTGCAGGTCATTTTGAAGATGGCGCATTCTCTCCTAAGTCAATCCAAGGCAAGATCCTCTCTATGGAACTAACTGGCCACGTCAAGCCTGCTCCTAAAGTAGAAGCTGTACGCACGTACTCTCCTGCTGAAGAAGTCACCTTTGTATCTATGGTACAAGACGGTGCTTTCGTAGAAGCAATCGCGGCTGAGCTAGACCGTTCTGTAAACTCTGTACGTGGCAAGGCTCTTAGCCTACTTCGTTCTGGAGACATTGACGCAATTCCTCGTCAAGAGACTACCAAAGGCGCTTCTAAGGAAGATCCATTGGCCGAGTTGACTGACATTGCAACTATGGGTGTTGAAGATATCGCTGAAGCGATTGGCAAAACTGCTCGTGGCGTCAAGACTATGCTAACACGTCGTGGCATTTCAGCCGCTGACTATGATGGCGCAGCTAAGAAAGA